AATCTTGATGGTGTGAACAATCGCATCAACAACGAGTTGTTCAGCTTGTATAAGTACACCCGTGACAAAGACGATGCCATCAATGAACGCATTAGTGCTTTGGAAAAGGAAGTGGCTGTTAATACAGCAATTAGACCTTATCAAGATGAATTAATTATTGGCAAAATCGGTCAAGCATTTGATAAGACTATTAACTACGTTGACCGTCTTGATTGTAGAAACATTAAAGGAGTTAATACTTTACCCCTTACCCCCACAGTCACAGGCGTTACGAGTTACTGCTGTTGTAGCAACCAACAAGCAGTTGCAGGCTAAAAAAAAGAAAAGAAGTGCGAAAAGGGTAAAAAAATAACTACTAAAACCTATTAATTAATTGGAAAAACCTATCTTTGTAAAGTCGTAATATAATTTTAATAATATGAATAAAGGAGTAGTTTACAGATTAGTTAATAGGGTAAATGGTAAATCCTATATTGGTCGAACAATGGATGTTAAAAAAAGAATGTGGGAACATAAGAATGTTGTAAATAAAGCAACTGTAAAAACCAAAGAAAGACCAATAGTTAAAGCATTTCTTGAATTTGGATTTGAAGCATTTGATTTTGAAATTCTTTATGAGTCTGAACCTTTTGAAGATAAGAAGTTATTAGACAAACATCTTGATGAAAAAGAGATATTTTACATTGAGAAGTATAATACGGTTGAAAACGGATATAATTTAACAAAAGGAGGTAAGGGTGCTTATGGACTCGGTAGAAAGATTCGAGAATCTTGGACTGACGAAAGGCGTAAGGAATTTTCGGAAAGAATGAAAGGGGAAAATAACCCTTGCTATGGGAAGAAATTTGTTGGTGTTAAAAAGCCTAAATTACTTGGTAAAAAACATTCGGAAGAAAGACGAAAAAAGATTTCTGAAGCATTAAAAGGTAAAGGACATCCTCAAAGTGAAGAAACCAAAAGAAAAATTAGCGAATCAACGAGAGGAGTTCCAAAATCTGAAACACATAGGAAAAATGCAGCAGAAGCTAAAAGGGGGAAAAAAGTTCCATCAAATTGGAAGCCTATTCTTCAATATTCTACCGATGGAGTTTTTATAAAGGAATGGGATAATATGCAAGAACCACAAACTATATACAATAGTAGGCAGTTGGGGATGTGCGCAAAGGGCAAGTTTCGGACTATCGCAGGATTTGTTTGGAGATATAAAATATCCGATGATATTCCACTAAAAATAGAAGTTCCAAAAACAAGAAATGAAGAAGGATTGTTCTTATAGTGTTTTTACCTCACTTCGATTTTTTTAACCAAACGAAGCGTAAGCGAACAACTAAAAAGGGAGGGTAACACCTCCCTACTAACAAGTAAAAACAAGTAAATTATGGCAGGAAACATTTTCATTAACAACGACCCGACATTAGGAGTGAGAGATTATAGTACACCCGATATTGAAGCTGTGGAGCGTGAGCTAACTGATAGATTGAATCGTTTGCAACAAATGAAGCAACAAGTGCAAGCCCCAGTAGTAAGTAAGACACCCGTATGGGATGAGATTGATTCCATTATACAAGGAATGACTGAGAAGGAGTTTGAATTGGTTACTACTAACGAGGAATGGGCTGAAAGTAATGCTAAGATTACGGCACTGATTCAGCAAGCACAATTACAGATGCTTCGCCCCATCATTGAGCAATCGAAGGAAGGTAAGGATGCTTTGGATAATCACTTGACCATTACGAAGCGCATTAAGAAGAGTGCAAGCAAGGTGGTTGATGATGAATTGTCTGATTTCCAAGAGTACAAGACTAAGTATTCTCATTTGCCTTATGAGGAGTATTTGAAAATGAAACGTGAAACTAAATCCAAGAAGAAATGAAGATTGATGATATAAATAGATTTAAGGGAGAGTTGAAGAGTGCTATTCAGGAATGGGGCAATGGCAAGATAGATGAGTTGTTTAAAAATCCAGTGTCTAAAACCTTTGCTAAGAATGGCTTGAACAATGCACTAACTCGCTACGATGATAAGCTGAACAATGGTATTGATTTTCTGTGGATGTTCATATCTGACGAACATGGAGAGGTGGATAGCAATGTGATGATAGATAACATCAATGCTATGCTAAAGGAAATGGAAGTGAAGGAGTATGATATGGGCGGTTTCTTATTGTCCGTTGGTAATGGTGAGATTTCGGTTTCTATGCCTAAGAATATCTTTATGGATATGCTTGTTGGGTGCAGTAAGGTTCGCTTTACTTCGGCTGACATTAACGAATTTAAAAATCTTTTAATTTAGTGAATTATGAATGAAGAAATGAAAGATATGTTTGAGGAACTTCAAGAAATCAAGCATAAGGTTGAGAAAATGGAACATAAGTTCCAAAAGATGGGCCAAAACTATGGTATGCGCATGGGTAGAAACGATGGCTACAATAGAGGTGGTTCTATGGGACAAGCTGGTGGTGTATATTGGGGACAAAATCAAAACCCTATGGGTGGCGAACAATGGTATGACCCAAGATATATGTAGTATTAATGTGAGGGGCGGCCTTGTGCCGTTCCTCTTTAATTATTAGGATATGTGTAAACAAGCATTAGATATGTACGATATTAGGCCTAAATCAATGACAAAGTACCTTTCTAATTATGGATGGCACTTTAACAAGGAATTGTGTAAGTATGCGGTATCTTTGATGTACTACAAGGAAAATGGCAAGGAAGTAAGTATAGAGTTCAAGGACAAGGATAAGGTAGAAGAACTACTTACAAAGTGTGGTATCAAATTAGATAAGCCGGTAAATTATGATTTCCTCTATTTGTACCATATGTATTGCAGTGACCTTAAAGGTAAAATGCCTTCTGATGATAGACTGATACTTCTTATATCCAAGTCTATTTTTGAAGATGACGATGCTGCTGATGGCTTCATTATGCGTAGATGGTATGCTACAATGGTAGGCAATGGAGAGCCTATATATTGGGAAGATGTCAATGGTACAGAAGAAGATACATATTGATATTGAAGGTAAGCGGTGGAATATAGAGGTATTTCTTCCTATAACCAAGTGTGATGTAGCAAAGATAATGCAAGCACTTATTCGTATAGGTATAGACAAGAAGAACCTATCCACCGCTTATGATAATCTATCAAGTGGCCGGGTAAACAATGGTATTACCTTCACTAACCCTTATTATAGGGAATCGGTTGTGGTTGTTGCTATGTCAATGAACAAACAGGAATACTTTAGTCTGATTGTGCATGAATTGCACCATTTATCCGTGCATATAGCTTCAGCTTGTGGCTATGACTTGGAGAGTGAAGAAGTCTGTTACATAAACGGAGATATAGCCGGTATGTTATATCCAACAATCAATCACCTTATATCATGAATGTAGATTTGCTCATTACCTATCTTGAAGGCTCGTGCTATTCTGACTTTTGCACATTATTAAGAATCATCCGATGGAATCTATATTGAGAAAGCTGCGGTACAATCTTGAATGGATGATACCATTTGCTATATTTATAGAGGTATTATCCCTATTTATGGAGTTCAATCCTTAAATGATGTTAAATATATAAATAAAATTGTGGTAAATATACCACATTTCAAAAACTATTCGTATATTTGCAACAGAAACAAAAACCAATAACAATTAAAGCCGGGGGCAACGGTGTAAATTCTGCAAGTAGATATGAATAATCAAAGAAGAAGCAAGCTCAACAAGTTGATGAAGCAACTCGTTAAAGCATCAGAAAGACTTGAACAACTCAAGAATGATGTAGAGGAAATCCAATCTGCAATCATAGATTTGAGAGATGAAGAAGAAGAAGCATTTGACAATCTCCCGGAAGGAATTCAACAAACCGAGAGAGGGGAAAGAATGGAAGAAGCCGTAGATAAGTTAGACGATGCAGATAGCAACTGCGATGATTGCACAAGCAGCATTGACGAAGCCTACGATTGCATTACAGAGATTATCAATTCAATAGAAGAAGCAATCAACGCATAAGTTATGGCAATCAAAGTAACCAAGCGAATTACCGACCCTAACAACATGGGTATATGGACATACGTTGAAGTTCCCAACGATTGCACAACCTATTCAGCAACAATCAAGAAATTCAATGGCAAACAAGATTGGTACGATAAGCAAGCACACCAATTCGTAGCCAACGGAGATTTATATATAATGAGTAAATAACCAAGCACCATAAGATTATGAAAACTATAGAATCAACATCAACTCGCTTATGCGTAGAACTTACACCAACATTGCGTTTCTGCGGTCAAAGACATTCAGACAGAAGAACAGGATGCTCTGTTTGGGTAACATGGTTTGAAAGGTTTGGAAAATGGGAAGTACATGACAACCCATTCGATAGAAAGGATTTTCGCATAGTTGAACAATGGGGAAGGATAAAGGGTAATATCTATAAAGGCATATTGCTTGCCAAGAAATGGAGCTATAAGAAGGAAATCCTCAGCGAACTTGAGAAACTAAATTAATAACCAAGCACCCCTTCGGGGGTGCATAATTGTAAATAAGATTATCAATGAACGAACACAGACAAAGAATCGGCCAACAGATAGCAAAGATACGAATAGCAAAAGGTATCACGCAAGAGGGACTATCTGAACTTACCGGGTT